AAGCACCTGTTGTAGCTGAGTAACCTCAGCCCCAAACCAAAAACGCGCATTCACGTCATAGTTATCATCCATCATTTCGTCATACGAAATAATATAACTATTTGCATTCAACTGCGGATGAGCCTCCAGAACCGTGCCCTGTTCAATTTTAGAAGCAACATAGCGAGCTTCCTGGGTAAGCCAAACTGGAACCGTTGAAACAGTTAGTTGAACCGTTCTCACACCCTTATCGCTGACAACGGATGTGCTCCCTAAAACAATCAAATCTTCATCAATGTTGATTGCCTCAAAATCATTGATGTATTTATAATACTCAACCCGGATTGTTTGGCCCGGGTACACAATTTTATCAAGACCAGTAACAGAAATTGAATATTGTCGAACCGCCTCTTTATGTTGATCCAAATATTCTTTTGCAAGATCGAATAGCGTATTAGCCGCAGACCTAATATCTGCCGCCGTATTGGAAATCGGAGCAACGTCCTTGAAGCTACGAACATCATCAATCCGACCAAATGCCGTTTCAGTATCATCGCGTTTGAGATAATTGTTTGTTTTGTCTAAAGTGTAACCGGCCCCAGCAACACGGTTTGTAGCCGCCAAAGTCAATCGAACATCACCATTACCAGCCCCATAAGGATAAACTCGACTTGCAACATCGAAAGTTTCCGCCTGTACCTGGAGGGCTGTAATAAGACAGTTTTTCTCTGATTTTACTGCGTCCGGATGAAGATTTTGTCTAGCTGTAATTCCGCTATCCGGAGTATCATCGCGTAGCCAAACAATTCCCCTACCACCTTCAAACCTGAAATGCTCACCAGTCTTTTCGGCAATCTTTACAAATGCTTTCAGAACACTTTCGCCAGCAAACTGAGCATAAACATCATTCAATGTCGTGGAGTACCCTTCGCCAGACGCATCAACGATCCACCCGGACGGAGCATAAGCGATAATGTCCGCAAGAGCCGTACCAACACCCCCACCAGATCCATCCTCTAATTTTTCAAAGAAAACAGATCTATAAACCAATTCGCGTTCAATACTATCACCCTCAACGTTGAAAATAGGCACTTTCCCGCCCCTCACACGAATAGTTATCTTATCTATAATGCCGGAGCCGACCAAAGTCCTAGATCCCCCAATTATTCGATAGCATTTCACAATCCGCTTTGAAACCAAAAGAGAAGTTTTGCGGTTGCTTGATGCAACTGTAAAACTAAAAGATCCGGCCTTGTCCAATTTAGCTGTATTGCTCCAAGTAAATACTCTGTCAACTACACCCAACAGAGTATCAGAGCTATCGTAAACCTCAACCTGCATTACTGGTCACCTACTTCTCTAAAGGCCTCTAGCAAGCCGGACGGATCACCTTCTGCAGTAACAACGCCACCACCGCCCAAAAGCATGAGATCCCTAATTTCTTCAACTACACCAATCATAGCATCAAACCATGGGCGATCAACTGGGAACGATGAAAAATCAACAACGCCGTTATCGTCAAGATCTCCAGGACGTGAAGCACCGCCTCCGCCACCGTAACCGCGGGTTCCGGGGCCTGTTCCAAATCCGGTTCCAGCCCTATACGAACTATCACCCAAAAGGCTCGCATCAATTTGATCCTTGTGTACAGGGCCATAAGGTGTCATTACATAATCATCACCAAGAGCATCTTGAACAGGAGCCGGAACATCAGTCAGAGTTCCCATATCCCCAAGAGCATCAAGCCCACCAGTTGTATTTGTGGGCATCTGAAACGATAATGCGCCAATTTCGATTGGCGGAAATGAAACCCTGTTCACAGGAGGCAAGAAACCGCCTGTCAATTCTGAAAGTTTGTTATAGGCATCAACTGCCCCATTGACAAAGTCCTCGACTTTTCCAATAGTCCAGTTTAGTGCGGCAACAAGCCCATCCTTCAATCCTGTTACAAAGCCAGCGATACCAATACCGAATTTGTCAATCATCCATTCGTTGATCAATTTGATCGCTTTGACAATATTATCCCGGATCAACGTCCACACGTTTTTTACAACAGTCCAAAGCCATGTCAAAATTGCAACAAAAAACTTTATCGAAACAATCAGATTGTTCACAATCAACTGTGCAAACAATTGAAGTATTGGCATAACATAGGTCTCAAAGAGACTGATAACAACTTCTATTGCAGGTAGCAAAATATTTTGCCAAACGTCCGCCAAGAACACCAGCGCATTTGAAATTGTGTTTTGCAACCAATTCCAAAGCTCCATCAAAATCGGTTGGATCATCGCCCAAAATCCTGCCACCAAATCCCGGATCCCACCGAAGTTCGTTTGCCAGGCAGCCCAAAGTAAAGCAAGTGCGCCAATCACCAAAAGTACAGGAGCAATAATACCACTGAGGCTCAGGCCAACAGCGCCGAGGGCCGCGGATATTGTAGTAAATGCTGAAATAAGACCTGAAACGATCATAAGCAATGGCCCTATTGCGGCGACTACCGCCAAAACCACCACAACGATCTGCTGTATTGCTGGATCCAACTGATTGAACCAATTCACAAGCTGAGTGATCCATGTGACAACCTGACTAACTATTGGTAACAAAGTAGTACCAAGCGTAGCCATCAGATCACCTAGGCTTGCTTGCAAGATCCTCTGCTGATTTGCCAACCCCTCAGAAGTTCGAGCAAAATCTCCCTGGGCCAATGAAGATTGCTCCATAATTACAGCGTAGCGAGCAGTCAACTTTTGCGCCTCTGTCATTTCATCGCCAACAGCGATAAGGCCCATTTCGACAGCCTTTTCCTGAACAGCCGACTGAGATAGTTCGATGCCGAATTTTCGTAGCGGTTCAATGGATCCGACCAACCCGGATTGTAATGATTGCAAAACTTCTTCCGGATTAGCGTTGTTGAATGATGCAAGATCTGCAGAAAGCTGAACGAGCCCCATTGACATTTCCGCAGAGGCATCAGGTATTACACCCAAAGATTGAAACAGGTTTCCGTAAGTACCAGCGGCCTCCAATGCGGCCTGCTGAGTTAGACCAAAAGCGGTTGCAGATGTTTCAGACCAATTAGTAATTTCCTCTGCGCTAGCACCAAAAACAACGTTGACCTTGCTCATGCTTTCTTCAAGATCACTTGCCGCGTCTACCGCAAGACCTCCTGCTATCGTCAAAGGGGCTGTAATGGCAAGGCTCATTTTCTGACCAACAGATCCAATCTTGTTAGCTACGGCCTTCCATTTTTTTTCAAAGCTATCCGCCTTTTTCTTTGCACCATCAATCCCTCGATCATAATTGCTAGTATCGAGGGTAATTCTTGCTGTTAGTGCTGGATTAGCCGTTCCTGCCATTACGCTATCCTTTTATGCCAAAGACCTCTCTGGCTCGTTGAATTGCAAACTTGCGCTTTTGCTCTGGCGACATTTGCTCATATTCATCTTCCATTTCATCCTCTGCTTTAATCTTCGCAAACCTATTCAAAATGTGCTTGCTCAGATCTCGCATAAAGTCAATGGGATCCTTTTTCTTTGCTCGTTTAGGTTCGTTGGAATTGTGAATAGCAGTAACAATTGTAGCAGTCCTGTATTCGTCCTCATGCCAGTCGAACGGCTCCACAAGCGAGTATATGAACCATGATCGCCATTCTGGATAAGGCATTGATCTAATTTCAGATAAATCCTTACCCAACGCCAACCCTAGCCGATGGTCAAACAACCGGGTAGGGTTGTCAATCAGTTTTTTACTTCTTCCTCCAGTTTTTCGATGTTATCAACATCGGCCTGCATACCGGAGTGTTCGACAATTTTCTCAGCAATAAGACCAATCGCCTCACCGTTTTTGTCTCGCAGACTTTCAATGTCTTTCTGAGTAAAGATCTTCTTGCCTTTTTCATCGCAAAGCCCAACAGAACAAAGGTACGGATCATGTCCATAGATCTGCACCTGTGAAATCTCTTGATCTTTGCCGCGGCGGGATTGCTTCATCTTTGTTGATGCAAACTGCCGTTTCAGGTATTCATCTTGTTCTCTGCGGGTGAGGGTTCTAATTGAAACCTCCTGACCACCCCATCCAGGAATATGGTCAGGAAGTTTGTACTGAATGACTGAAACGTCCTTCATATTCAAAATTTGTTCGCGGCTTAGGCTCATTGCCTCATCCTTTGTTTACGATCCCGGGTTACGAGAAAGTTGGTTCACCTGTGATCTTGATTGTCACGCTGACCGTTCCCTGACTTTCAAGGGCAAGGTCGGGCGGGAAGTCTGTAATGACCCCTGCGAAAGCAATGGTCAAGACAGTATCTGGCAAGATCAACTTATAATTACGAACTTCATCATCCAGATAATGCGACAGTAGACCAGTACTCTCGTCATGTGTTGCATTTCCGGGTAACCAGTTCAATTCCAATGTAACTTCACCAGCATCACGCCAGCCAGCGATAAACTCACGAAAACCACCAGAGCTATCCTGATTTGTTACCTCAATCGTATCACGCTGGAACGATGGGGCGGTCATATCCCGAACTTCTGCTACTGTGGCAAAGTTCTCTGGAGTTGCACCATCACCAATTTGAAAAGAGGATCCATAAACCCAAAAAGCATTGCTCATGGCTTACCTCCCAACGCCAGCCGGAAGTCTGAGAACTGCAATCTCAACGGCGGCATTTTCAACGTCAATATTGATCTTCCCATCAGACTGTTGCCAGCCCTTTGAATTAGTTAGACCAACGCTAAAACGCGCAAAATCACCAGCCGCAAGAGAATATTCATCTATATCCTCAGTTCGGCCTTTTTCATCCACAACGGACGAAATAGTCACATAGTAAGGGGTTGCTCCATCGGTATTCTGTACCAAGATCAACTCCCTACCAGTACAAGCAAAATCGTTTCCATTCGCAACGTCACCTGCTGTCCAGGTAAAATCAGCCACACCAGCGGCAGGAACATCAAACGGAGATTCAATCTCTTGTACAGTAAGTGTAGTTCTA